CGCACGCCGGGATCTGTGCGGGGGGTATCCGGTAACGGGTATCCCTACCGCGACATTTTTATGTGAGGTCATCATGGGTTTTCCATCACCTGCCGCAGACTACGTTGAGCAAACGCTAACCGTTTCCCGCCTTTGTCAGTATGACGCCAACTGTCGCGCCCTGGAGACTGCCGCCGGTTATGCCATCGTCGATGTCTGCCGCAGGCCAACGCAGGGTGATCATGTCCTTATCGCATATGCCGGGAAAACTGAATTCGCTGTCGTCCGTGGGCAGGCGCTGATCACTGATGATGGTGAGGCGCTGGAAGGGGAAGCCCTGGACGATGTTGAAGTGCGGGGTGTCGTTACCTACCTGATAAACCGGGCCGGGTGGGTGAGTGATGATGATATTCCGATCATGTAACATCGCTGGTGGCATGGTATTATTACCTAAAAGGTAATTATTTTCGGGGTGTTTACCATGCCAAAGGATCCGAAGCGCAAATCAACTCAGTACAAACCGTTGACGGTGATGCAGGAAGCCTACGCCCAGGAGTATGTTAAATGCCCTGAAAATCAGACACAGGCGGCCATCAATGCCGGGTTCTCCCCAAAGTCTGCCCACGTCAAAGCCAGCACGATGATGCGTGATGAGCGTATCCAGAAACGAATCGCTGAGCTCATGGATGAGCGCAACAAGCGCCTGCGCGTCAGCGCCGATTACGTGCTGCTGCGCCTGGTGGAAATCGACCAGATGGATGTGCTGGATATCCTGAACGATGACGGAAGCCTGAAGCCTATCCGCGAGTGGCCGAAAATCTGGCGAACCACGCTAAGCGGGTTTGACCTGTCCTCAACCATCATGAACATGGATGAGACCTCGATAGAGACCATCCTCAAGAAAATCAAATGGCCAGACAAGGTGAAAAACCTCGAGCTGATTGGTAAGCATGTTGACGTGATGGCATTCAAAGAGCGCATGGAAGTTAACGTGAACGTCACCATTGCCGACCGCATGGCCGCCGCCCGGCGCCGCCTGAAAGAGCGTCAGGGTGGTGACCAGTGACAGACGCCGCTTTATCCCCGGAAGAACAGCTGATCGACGATATCGCCAGCTTCACCCATGACCCGCTTGGCTATGCGCTGTATGCGTTCCCGTGGGGTGAGGATGGCACCGAACTGGCACACGCCTCCGGGCCGCGACAGTGGCAGGCTGATGCATTCCGCGAGATTCGCGATCACCTGCAGAACCCCGCGACGCGTCATCAGCCGCTGATGCTGGCCCGCGCATCCGGTCACGGTATCGGTAAATCTGCTTTCATCTCGATGCTGATTAACTGGGGCATGTCGACGTGCGAGGACTGCAAGGTGGTGGTGACCGCTAACACCGACAACCAGCTGCGCACGAAGACCTGGCCGGAAATCATCAAATGGTCGAACCTGGCTATCACGAAAGAATGGTTCACCTGCACCGCTACGGCGATGTACAGCAACGATCCAGGCCACGACAAACGCTGGCGCGCCGATGCTATTCCCTGGTCTGAGCACAATACCGAAGCGTTCGCCGGCCTCCACAACGAGCGTAAGCGCATCATCGTCGTATTCGATGAGGCCTCCAATATTGCCGATCTGGTGTGGGAGGTTGCCGAGGGCGCGCTGACGGACGAGGACACAGAAATTATCTGGGTAGCGTTCGGTAACCCAACGCGCAACACCGGGCGATTCCGGGAGTGCTTCCGCAAATACAAGCACCGCTGGAAGTGCGCGCAGATCGACAGCCGCACCGTCGAAGGCACCAACAAGCAGCAGCTGCAGAAATGGGTGGACGACTACGGCGAGGACAGCGACTTTGTGAAGGTCCGCGTGCGCGGGATCTTCCCTGATGCATCAGAGCTGCAGTTCATCCCTACCGGTCTGACAGACGAGGCGATGAAGCGCGTTGTGACCGCTGCGCAGGTGGCGCACGCCCCGCGGATAATCGGCGTCGACCCGGCATATTCCGGCGTGGATGACGCAGTGATTTATCTCCGCCAGGGGCTGCACAGCAAAGTACTGTGGACCGGCAACAAGACCACCGACGATCTGATTATGGCGAAGCGTATCGCTGATTTTGAGGATCAGTACCAGGCTGACGCGGTGTTTATCGACTTCGGCTACGGTACCGGGCTGAAGTCCATCGGTGACGGCTGGGGTCGCACCTGGCAGCTTGTGCCGTTCGGCGGCGCATCGTCAGACCCACAGATGCTGAATAAGCGCGGTGAGATGTTCAACGCCTGTAAGACGTGGCTCAAGCTCGGCGGCGCGCTGGATGACCAGGAGACGGCGGACGACCTGTCCGCGGCAGAGTACAAGGTGAGGGTGGACGGCAAGATCGTCATGGAACCGAAGGAAGATATCAAAGAGCGTTTGGGCCGGTCGCCGGGCAAGGGCGATGCGCTGCTTCTGACATTCGCCTATCCAGTGGCAAAGCGTTCAGATTTCCCTGCTGCCGGCGGAAAGCAGCCCAACGTGATCAGCGAGTATGACCCGTGGGCCTAATTTTTTTTGTTTTCCGAATTTTTTATCGCAAGCTCTTTATTTAAGTCGTAGCCATTTCTTGATAAAGAGTCAATTTTTCTATTTAAGATATCGATATTGCTACCTGTTGGAGATATTCGAGCCGTTGCAAGCGGAGTGCGTTGTGATGCATTGTCAAGATTAAATTGTGCCAATAAAGATTCTCTTGAGTTTTCAAGCTGGCTAATGCGCTCATTCTTCTCAGTGATAATTGAATTTGCGTCCTCAATATTTGATTTAAGGTTTTGAATGTCTTTATTTAAAAAATTTATTTTTTTACGTAACTCGTCTCGTTCACTGGTAAGCTCGCCCATTCTTGCCTGAGATTCAGTTATTTGTTCTTTCATTGATTGGATATCTTTTTCAGCGCCAGTTTTAACTCTGTCGTAAGTCACGTCATGCTTGGCCTTCAGGCGCTGCAATCGCGTGGAGCGTTGAATCATGCGCGCCTGCTTGAAATTCTCAATTGAATCTGCATTGTCAAGAGGCTTGCTTTGCCATTTCGTTATAGCATTATTAACCCATGGTAAACCAACACATAAAACAAGTGACGAGAATGCAGGTAAAATAATTACGCTCCACCAACTGCTATTTTGAGAAATATATTCTATTTTGTAATAAATTCCGTTATCAGCAAAAAACAAATAAAGTATTTGCTTCCAGTTAAATGCGCACCATGAAATTGCGAAAGCACCGAATGCAGGGTTCTTAACGCGATTCATTGCTGTGTTGAATGTCGATGTCGTGAATTCTTTAAGTGATTCTAACATGGTAATCCCATATGTTTTTTATGGGAGTATACCGTTATGGTAGCTCTCAGTCACCAGGCAAAAAAATGCCCGGACGAACCGGGCGAAACAGGGATGATGGAAAGTGCCGTCCTTGGCTGGGTGTCACAGGGTTTACAGCATGAAGTCATCGCAATGGCGTCATGGTGTAAAGCCGCATTAGGCGGCTTTTGTTGCCGGCGCTAACCATGCTTTGTTGAATTCCCGCATGGCTTCTTCTGGGGTGCTACCTACGCCGACAACTCCGGTTGGCAGGTCGCCATATATCGCAAGCCATTTATCTCCATCCTGACTAAGTGTCGGTCTGTACAAAACACTCGGTTCACGCATGCATTCAGAAGTAATCTGAAAGTCAGAGGCCACGTTGAAGAACACGTTTTGGAAATATCCGAGGTCAATATTCATACTTTTCTCCGGTAAAAAGGGCGGTGGTCAGAAAGGGAATAACTGCCACCGCCAAACTTGCACTGTAACTACGGGTATCACGGTCATGAAGCGTGATTCTGGCGCAGCATGCAGGATTCGAACCTGCGACCAACCGCTTAGAAGGCGGTTGCTCTATCCGACTGAGCTAATGCCACAACGAAGAGAGCACTGATTACCACAGTGGACCACCCGGCGAGGGAGGCGTTGCTTCCGCCAATGCTCTCATCGTTGCATCCTCGTCTCTTCCGAGGTGTCACACCGTACCGCCACGATGGTGAGTCGCTGTCGTGCATGCAGGGCATGGCTTGCACATTCCGGCTACCCGCTGGGCCATGTACCAAGGAGCCCCCGGACCGCTATCGACGCATGTGCCATACGCCGGATGCTTTCACACCTGGAAGCGCACTCCGCCATCTGAGTAACGACAAAGCCACCAATGGAAGGGAATGGGGTGCGCTTTCATGTTGTGTTTACCAAAAAGGTAATAATTTATCGTCAAAAGGTCAATACACTACGACAAATAAATAATATGTGGTTAAATTGGTAATAATTTAAACGCGTATGGAGCGCAGCAAAATGTGCATCAGCAAGCCGAAAGTGAGTTCTCCGCAGGTTCAGGCGGCGCCGCAGGTTTCCGATTCTGCTGTACAGAACGCCGCTGATAGTGATCGTCGCCGCCGTGCCGCAGCGGGTGGGCAGAAATCAACAATCCTGACGTCGAGCCAGGGTGTAACGCAGCCTTCTGGCGGCACTCAGGGTAAGACCCTGCTCGGGGCGTAATCCATGGCCGAACTCTCTCCGAAACAGCATTACCTCAAACACCTGGGGCAGCTCAAAAATGAGCGCACCAGCTTTGAGGAGCACTGGCGCGAACTGGCGGAATTTATCGATCCGCGCAGCACGCGCTTTCTTACGACGGAGAGAAACAACGGCAGCAAGCGTAATACCCGCATCGTTGACCCTACCGCCTCTAAAGCTGCCCGCACTCTGCAATCAGGCATGCTGTCAGGTATCACCAGCCCAACCCGCCCATGGTTTAAGCTGGCAACGCCGGATCCGGAGATGATGCAATATGGACCGGTAAAACGCTGGCTTGATGTGGTCATGACCAGGATGAACGACGTCATGAACCGCTCTAACGTCTACCAGTCCCTGCCGATTATCTACCGGCACCTTGGTGTTTTTGGTACCGCGGCTATGGCGGTTCTCGAAGACGACGAAGATGTGATTCGTACTCATCCTCTGCCGATCGGAAGTTACTACCTGTCAAACTCGCATCGTTTGTCAGTCGATACCACGTATCGCGTTTTCTCCATGACTGCCCGCCAGATTGTTATGCAGTTTGGCCTGGACAACGTCAGTAACGCCGTGCGCGGCGCCTGGGATAACGCGAACTATGAAGCATGGTTCGATGTGGTCCATCTGACAGAGCCCAATATCGATCGTGTGAATGGCAAGCTGAACTCCCGCAACAAGGCATTCAAATCGGTGTATTTCGAGTTGTCCGGAGACGGTGACAAGCTCCTTCGTGAGGCTGGTTTTGATGAGCCGCCGATCCTTTCACCGCGCTGGGAGATTAACGGGGAAGACGTTTACGGGAGTAACTGCCCGGGAATGATGGCGCTCGGTACTGGTAAGGCGCTGCAGTTGGAGCAAATTCGCAAAGCTAACGCGATCGATAAGCTTGTTAACCCGCCAATGGTGGCCCCGACAGGTCTTAAAAATAAGCTGATCAACCTTGCCCCTGGCGGCGTTACTTATGTTGATGAGGTTGACGCTACCAAGCTAGTGCGTCCGGCTTACGCCGTCAGCCCTCAGCTTAATGACATGCTCGGCAGCATTGCTGATGACCGCCAAATGATTGAAGCCTGCTTCTTCTCTGACCTGTTTAACCTGTTCAGCACCATCAACACCAGGAGCATGCCAGTGGAGGCTGTGGCCGCAATGCAGGATGAGAAACTCCTGCAGCTTGGTCCAGTACTGGAGCGACTTAATGATGAATTCCTTGATCCTTTCGTTGATCGCACATTCAACATCATGGCGCGCCGCAACCTCTTTCCTGAGCCACCGGAAGAACTGCAGGGCACTCCTCTGAAAGTTGAATATGTCTCCATTTTGGCACAGGCCCAGAAATCCATAGGGATCAGCAGCGTTGAGCGCTTTGTTGGCTTTGTTGGGAATCTTGCAAAAGCCAATCCTGCGGCGCTCGACAAACTCAATATCGACCAGACGATTGACGAGTACGGAAATATGCTCGGCGTCCCGGCCACGATCGTTAACTCTGATGATGAGGTGCAAGCCACGCGCGAACAGCGCGCTCAAATGGAACAACAGCAGCAGATGATGGCTATGGCCCAGCAAGCTGGCGCAACCGCTAAGACCCTGAGCGATACCAACACCGCTGACCCTAGCCTGTTAAAAACCCTCTCTGATGCTGCTCAGCAGCCGGCGGTGACGCAATGACTGATTACCTGAGCGAAGAAGAGCGTGAAGAACTGGCAGCAGATGAGCTCAAAAGGCAGCAGTTACGGCGCGAGAACGAACTTAATGACCTGCGCCTCATCTGCGAGACAGAACACGGCCGCCGTTTCATCTGGCGCCTGATTGAGCAGGCTGGAGTGTGGCGTACGACTTATACCGGTGAGGCGCTCTCGGCAGCCTTCGCCGAAGGAAAACGTAACACGGGACTGAAAGTCTTTTCCGACGTGATGGAAGCGTGTCCCGATCAGTATCTGGCAATGGCCAAAGAGGCCAGCGAGGAATAGCGATGAATTTATTTGAGCGTCTGATGTATCGGCGTTTGTGCAATGAGCAGCCTGCAGATGGTGGAGCAGCTCCAGCAGCATCCGAACCATCCCCGACTCCTGCGGCTGAGCAATCTGAAGCAGCGCAACAACCAGCAGTAGATCCAGAACCTTCGCCAGCTGATGGTGATAAACCTGAGCCGACTGGCGATAAGCCAGCTCCTTCTGCTGAACCATCGGTTCCAGAAAAATATGAACTAACGGCACCTGAAGGCACTGAGCTGGACTCAAAAGCTGTTGAGTTGTTTGAGCCCGTGGCGCGCGAGCTTGGTCTTTCTAATGACCAGGCGCAGAAGTTGGCTGGACTGTGGCCACAACTGCAGGAGCAAATCCAGAACCGCCAGGCTGAGTCGTGGGGGCAGCAGGTTGAACAGTGGGCAGCTGACACGAAGGCTGACAAAGAAATCGGTGGCGACAAATTAACGGTATCCGTCGGACACGCGCAGAAGGCGCTGGATACCTTCGCATCGAAAGAGTTCCGCGAATTCCTTGACTCGACCGGCCTGGGTAATCACCCGGAAATGGTTCGGGCGTTCGCAAAGGTAGGCAAGTTGATGAGTGAAGACAGTTTCGTCACTGGCCAGGGTAACGGATCGCCGAAAAACGATCTGGTCGAAGCGTTTTATCCAAGCAAAAAATAGTGAGGTGTAATCATGGCTTTAATTGGTCAGACGCTGCCTTCTCTTCTTGACGTGTACAGCCGTACCGACAAGAACGGGCGGATCGCTAAAATCGTCGAGCAGCTGGCGAAAAGCAACGATGTCATTACCGATGCGATTTACGTGCCGTGTAATGACGGTTCCAAGCACAAAACCACCATTCGTGCCGGTATTCCCGAGCCGGTGTGGCGCCGTTACAACCAGGGCGTGCAGCCTACCAAAACCCAGACCGTTCCGGTGACTGACACTACCGGTATGCTGTACGACCTTGGCTTTGTGGACAAAGACCTGGCCGATCGCTCCGGTAATGCGGACTCGTTCCGCGTGTCCGAGAACATGGGCAAGCTGCAGGGCTTTAACAACAAGGTTTCCCGCTACACCTTCTACGGCAATACCGATGCTGAGCCGGAAGCGTTCATGGGCCTGGCTCCGCGCTTCAACACTCTGAGCACTTCCAAAGCGGCCAGCGCGGAGAACGTATTCAGCGCCGGTGGTAGTGGTTCTACCAATACCTCCATCTGGTTCATGTCCTGGGGTGAGAACACCGCGCACATGATCTATCCGGAAGGTATGGTCGCCGGGTTCCAGCATCAGGATCTGGGTAATGACCTGGTCAGCGATGCGAACGGCGGTCAGTTCCTGGCTTACCGTGATGAGTTCAAATGGCATCTCGGCCTGTCAGTCCGTGACTGGCGTTCGATCTCGCGCATCTGCAACATCGATGTCACCACCTTGACCAAAGATGCTGCAACCGGCGCCGACCTCATCAGCATGATGGTTGATGCGTACTACGCGCGTGATGTCGCAATGCTGGGCGATGGTAAAGAGGTCATCTACTGCAACAAGACCATCCATGCCTGGCTGCACAAGCAGGCTATGAATGCGAAAAACGTTAACCTGACGATCGACGAATATGCCGGTAAGAAAATCGTTTCTTTCCTGGGTATTCCGATCCGTCGCGCTGACGCCATCCTGAATACTGAATCAGCCGTAACGGCGTAAGGGGGGGATCATGCTGCTCGACCAGCAAGCGCTTTTTTCCGCAGCTCAGGCCATTACGGCCACGGCTGCTTCGACCAACGTCATTGATACCGGCAGCAATAAAGATGTCGGTAAATATGGCGATATCCCGCTGCTTATCCAGGTGGTTGAAGGTTTCAATAACCTTACCAGCCTGACTGTGACGGTGCAAACCGATGACAACTCTGCATTCAGTTCCGCTGCGGACGTGCTGTCCATGACGATCCCTCTGGCGTCTCTGGTGCTGGGCTATAAGTCGCCGGTTATCACGTTGCCGATGAAGATGGAACGCTACATTCGTCTGAACTATACGGTGACTGGTACTGCGCCGACCACCGGCAAAGTCACTGCCGGTATCACCGGAGGCGTGCAAACCAATGCCTGAGTACAAAGTCGCTAAGCGGTCATTCATCAATGGCCGCCTGCATGAGCCGGGTGACATCGTTACCTACGACGGTGAGCCGGGAAGTAATCTGGTTTCCGTTGATGCCAGCCTGAGCGAAAAGATTGTCCCGGCCAGTGCAGAAGAGTTAACCGAGCTCGACGATTTGCGCAAACAGTATGAAGAAATGTTCGGCGAAGCGCCGCATTTCAATACCAAAGCGGAAACTCTGAAGGCGAAGATCGCCGAAAGGCGAAAAGAACTCGGGGTGTAAGCCCTCATAACCAAAGGGGCGAAAGCCCCTTTTTAGTTGGTGGATGATATGGCATCAGTGATCAATATCTGTAATATCGCGCTGGCACGTATAGGCAACAGCCGGACGATTAACAGCCTCACCGAAAAGACCAAAGAGGCATATACCTGCAACCTGTTTTACGAGTCCATGCGCGACGCAGTTCTGGCAGACAACGACTGGAACTTTGCCATGTCGCGCGTTGTCCTGGCTGACCTTGGCGACCCTGCGCCGGGATGGTTGTTCCGGTATCAGTACCCTACCGACTGTGCGCGCATAGCTGCCATATTACCGAAGTGGTTCACTGGGTCTCATATCGTTCTGCAGGATAAGCCTGTTTTTGAAGTTGGCAGCAATGAAGATGGCACTGGCCGCGTCATTCATACCAATGAGTCTCAGGCGGTACTGCTATACGTGAAAAGCATCACTGATCCGACGATGTTTGATGCCCTGTTCGCTGATGCGCTTTCGTGGCGTATGGCGGCAGAGATAGCCATGCCGATCGCGGCAAATGCCAGTCTCGGTCAGCAGGCAATGGCCAATTATCAGCAGGTGCTTACGGCGGCCATGCAACGCTCTCTTGATGAGGCACATGAACCGCAGCAGGCGATGTCTGACCTTGCCAGTGCGAGGATCTGCTGATGGCCTATTCACTGGTGCAACCGTCGCTTGCCGGCGGCGAGATATCGCCTTCACTGTATGGTCGAATCGATCTTGAAAAATACCAGACGTCATTGCGCCGCTGCCGCAATTTCATCGTCCGGCAGTCAGGCGGCATTGAAAATCGTCCCGGGTTCCGGTTCCTGGGGAGCGCGAAATATGCAGACCGTTACTGCCGGCTAATACCGTTCCAGTTCAGCGTATCGCAAACCTATGCGCTCGAGCTCGGTGATCACTATTTCCGTGTCTGGTCTAACGGCGCGCTGGTTACGGACGGCGGCAGCCCTGTTGAAGTGGCTACCCCATGGCCGGTGAGCGTCATCTCTGAGCTGAAATTTACGCAGTCTGCCGATGTGATGACAGTGTGCCACAACGATTATCCGCCGCTTGAGATCCGCCGTTACGGAGAGGCTGACTGGCGCACCGCCGCAGTGACAACAACCAGCGGGCCATTCCAGGACCTGAACACAGACGACTCGGTAACTGTGTACGCCTCAGGCCGAACTGGATCCGTAACGTTGACTGCCAACAGCCCGATTTTCAAAAGCCAGCACGTGGGAAAACTGTTCTACATGGAACAGAAAGCGGTAGATAGTGTTGGTCGGTGGGAAACCGATAAAGACATCGGGATCGGTGACGAGTGCCGATATCAGGAGAACTTTTATCGCTGTGTTGACGGCGGTTCTAATGGCACAACCGGCACTGTTGCTCCTACCCATACAACGGGAGATTCCTGGGATGGCTGGGGTCTTGGTGGCCGTAACGGTGTGCTGTGGCGTTATCTGCATAGTGGTTTTGGCGTGTGCCGTATTACCGCCGTCGCCGGAGATGGACTAACTGCAACGGCCGACGTTGTACCACGTCAGGATGGTGAGATCGAGCTGCCGGCGCAAGTGGTGGGTAGCACCTTCGCCACTTACAAATGGGCGCATTACGCCTGGAACGATACTGACGGCTACCCGGGTACAGTTACCTATTACCAGCAGCGGCTGATTTTCGGCGGCAGCCGGGCATTTCCTCAAACTATATGGTGTAGCCGTACCGGTGATTATCACAACTTCTATCGCAGCAACCCGAAGGTTGACGACGATGCGATCACCTATAACTACGCCGGTCGCCAGCTGAACAAAATCCTGCACCTTCTCGATGTCGGTCAGCTTATCGTGCTGACCAGCGGAGGAGAGTTCAAGGTGACAGGCGACAGCAACGGTAACCTGACGGGAACTGGTGGCTTTGCGATGTCCGGTCAGTCGTTCAACGGTAGCAGCGATCTGGCACCAATCAACGTTGGTAGCGTTGCACTGTACGTTCAGCAGAAGGGCTCCATCATCCGTGACCTGTTTTACTCATTTGACCAGGACAGCTATCAATCCAGTGATCTGACCCTCCTTGCCAGTCATCTGTTTAACGGTTACAGCATCAGGGACTGGGCCTTGTCTGTACAGCCGTTCAGCGTTGCATGGTGTGCGAGGAGTGATGGCATGCTTCTTGGGCTGACTTATCTCCGTGAGCAGCAGGTATATGCCTGGCATCCGCACCCGATGACTAATGGCTATGTCGAATCGATCTGCAGTATTAGCGAAGGGCAGGAAGATGCGGTCTATGCGCTTATTCGCCGTACGGTGAATGGATCGACAGTTCGTTATATTGAACGACTGAACACCAGGCAGTTTACAGAACAGCAGGATGCATTTTTCGTGGATTCTGGCCTGTCTTACAGCGGAGAAAACACCGACTCTTCACGCACAATGACGATCAGTTCCACCGGTGGCTGGACCTACCAGGATGAATTCACGCTAACATGCAGCTCTGCAATCTTCGACTCATCGAGCACTGATTACGAGATTCATATTCCCTACACCGAAGGCGGTGTCAGCAAGTCGATGCGTTTGAGCATTGCTGGTGTTATCTCATCAACAGTGGCTACCGTATTAGCAAACCGTGATGTGCCGACAGCGCTGCGTAACACTGCGCAATCAACATGGTCGATAGCACGTCGGACATTTGCGGGACTGTCTCACCTCGAGGGGCAGACGGTTAGCATTCTTGCCGACGGTAACGTTGAACCTCAGCAGGTTGTATCAGGCGGCGAAGTGACGATCGAAAACCACTCGTCAGTGGTGCATATCGGTTTGCCGGTAGCCGCGGTTATCGAAACGCTGGACGTGAACGTTGCAGGGCAGTCTACGCTGCTGGATAAGACCAAACTCATCAATCAGCTTTGCGTAATGCTCAACAGCGGGCGCTCGGTTTGGGCCGGAACAGATGATGCTCACTTGCTGGAGTATACCCAGCGTGAGTGGGAATTCTACGACGACCCGGTAGGGCTAAAGACGGGCATCATCGATATGAACCTCGATGCAAACTGGGAGCGTAACGGGCGGGTTGTAATCAGCCATTCCGATCCGCTGCCGCTTGGCATTCTGGCCATTATACCGCGCGTAACGGTAGGGGGCTGATATGCGGAAAGTTGAGATAGTCAGCGTTACTGACGAGCATATCTGCGCCATTCTCCCGCATGTCCGCCAGGCAGACCACGATGAGTTTATGGCTGCCGCTGGGATGACTCCGGAGGAAGTCATTAATCGCGCCATGAAAAGCGCTTCGGTAGCCGCTGCAGGGATGATTAACGGCCAGGTGGTAACCATCTTCGGTATATCTCCTGCATCGATCATCACCGGACGAGGTATTCCGTGGCTGGTTAGCACCGACCATATTGAGCATCAGCCGCTGACATTCCTCCGCCATTGCCGCCCGGTTCTTCGTGACATGTCACGCGGATATCGCGTGCTTGAAAATTACGTAGATGCGCGTAACCACGCAGCAAAATCCTGGCTTCACTGGATGGGGTTCACTCTTGCTGACCCTGAGCCATACGGATTAAAGGGCATGCCATTTCACCACTTTACGAAGGAGATCGACCATGTGTGATGTCGGTACCGCAGCGCTGGCAGTTTCCGCCGTCTCTGGCGGTCTCAGCGCTTACAGCCAGATCCAGACAGGCCGCGCTAACGCCGCGCTGGCGAACGCTAACGCCGACGCTCAGGAGCAGGCCGCCCGCGACACTATTAATACAGCTAATGACCAGGCATACCAGCAGCGGCAGCAGGCCCGGCGGGTTGCCGGACAGCAAACCAATGCACTGGCTGCTAACGGCGCCGACCTGACGAGCGGTAACGCATTGGACCTGACAACTGAAACCATGCAGCAGGGCACGCTCGACGCGCTGACCACCATCAACAACGGCCAGCGACAGGCCGCCGGGCTGCAGTTCCAGGCTGATACCAGCCGAGCGCAAGGGAAAATTGATAAGCAGTCCGGAATGCTTGGCGCAGGTTCAACACTGCTCAACTCCACGCTGACCGGTCTTAATGCATACAAGACGCTGGGCGGTACCTGGAAGCCGCTTTCCGCTAAGTAAAAGGAGCTGACTATGCCAACCGTTCCGCAATATCAACGCCAGAGCCAGACGCAAACAGCGCCGGTGATGACGAGTAATCTTCGTGTCCCGGAAAATCCGCTGGTGCAGGGCATCCAGCAGGCTGCTGATACGTCGATCAATATGATGGCTGATGCAAAGCGCAAGGCTGATGTAGCGCTTAGCCAGGATGCTCTGCTGCAGTTTAATCAGTTCGGTGATGACCAGTTCAACAATCCTGACAATGGTCTGATAACGAAGCAGGGAAAAGCTGCGCTAGGGCAAAGCGATGTCGTCATGCAGAACATGCAGCAGAAAGCTCAGGACTTGCTGGGTACCGTGCCGGATGGCGAAGCCCGTCAGCAGTTATCTTTTCAATTGCAGCAGTCGATGCAGTCATTTCACAACCAGGCCCGCCGGTATGAGGTTGGCCAGTTCCAGCAGTTTCAGGATCAGCAGTTCTCCGCTATTAAGCAAAACGTGGTAACCCAGTCGCAGGGGCTCTATGGTGATGATGCAGCGTTTGTTAATACGGTAAAAATGGGGTTTGATGCGATCGATCAGTACGCCGCCGCTCATGGATGGAGCCAGGAACAGGTTGTAGCGGAAAAAGAAAAGCTGAAAGAGCAGGCGGCAGATAGCGCGCTGAGTACTGCAGCATCGCAACAGTATATTCAGTTCATGCAGCAGAATGGTGAGCCTGGAGACAATGAGGGTGCGCCACGTGTTACGGCGCATGGTAATTCGTCAGCCGCCAGAGGGCTGCGAAATAATAATCCGGGGAACATCGAAGCCGGTTCCAATTCGTGGGATGGCCAGGCGGGTAGTGATGGGCGTTTTGCGAAATTCGTGACGCCCGAGCATGGGATCCGAGCGCTGGGTAAAAACCTGCTGTCGTACCAGCGCCAGGGATACGACACCGTGAGCGAGATCGTTAATCGTTGGGCGCCGGCCAGCGATGGCAATAACACAGAAGCGTACATTGCCGCATTATGCAAAAAGCTGAATGTCACGCCAAATGACCAGCTTAATATGAGCGACATTAATACCCTGCGTCAGCTCTGCGCTGGCATCATCCAGCACGAGAACGGGAAACAGCCATATAGCGAGGATCAACTGAACACTGGCGTTTCTGCCGCGCTTGGTCTTACTACTCTGGAATCGCCTAAGCGATATTCAGGGAATCAAGCTTTCGACGCCGCAAGCCCGCAGCAGCAGGCGGCATATTTACGCCAGTCTATGGAGCTGCGGAACCAGGCTCGTACGCAGTTCAAGGCCCAACTTGTTGATCAGGTACAGGATGCAACCGCCGCTTATCTGAAGGGGATCCAGTTCGATAATCCGCCTTCACAGGGCGACTTCATTAACGCTTTCGGTTACCGGGAGGGGACACAGCGTTTTAACGATTTCGAAAACCTGCGCGTTGCCGGGCAGTATATCGGATCTTTTCGCACAATGCCGACGGCATCCATTCAGCAATATGTCAGTGATCTAAAGAATCAAGTTGGTAATGGAGAAGGGCTGGCAGGGCGCGCAGCAGCATTCGACCATGTTCAGGCTGCTGCTGATGAAGTTATTAAGCAGCGTAAGGCGGATCCAATTCAGTTCTCACTTTCCTCTGGACAAACCAAACCAATTGATATGTCCAACCAAAATAATTTCGGTCAGAGCATTGGGCTGCGTGCTTCTCAGGTTTCTGAGTTGGCTAGAGCATACGGAACACCGTTGACTTTCTTTTCCAAAGAAGAGGAGAGCCAGATCGGTAAATTCTTCCGAGACGCCCCGGTTTCGCAACAATCTGCGTATCTCGACACGATCCACAAAAGCACCGGCGGCGGTAAGCCGTACATGGCAGCACTTCAGCAAATCAGCGCGAATGCGCCGTCTGCTGCTGTTGCCGGAATTCTTATGGACAAGCCTGGCGGCGTGGTTGCTGAGAAAAACTGGTTCAATCCTGACGTGTCTGTGTCGCCCTCTACCGCATCGCAAACCATTCTGGCTGGTGCCGCAGCACGCAAAGGATCGAAAGAAGCCAAAGGCATTACCATGCCGAAAGAAAACGATATGCGGCTCGAGTTCAGCAATACCGTTAAAGATGCATTTGCCGGTGACGCACAGGGCGCATCTATGGCGTATGACGTTGCGAAAGACTACTACGCCGGAGTAATGGCGCAGAAGGGCGATCTCTCTGGCGAGCTGGATTCTGACGTCTGGGAGCAGGCGATAAACGTCGCTACTGGCGGCGTGCATGACTATAACGGCATGGGTAATGTCCTGCTGCCGTGGGGCATGTCTTCTGAGCAGTTCGATAAAGAGGTTAATCAGGCATGGGAAACGCAGGTTACCGGTGCTGGCGTTAAGGCTCCGCCTGGGCAGTACGGCCTGCAAAGCTACGGCGACAGCCAGTATCTCGTGAAACTTGGTACCGGATACCTTCTGAAACAGGACGGAACACCGGTAGTTATCGATCTCACGCAGCAGCGTCAGCGCTTCTCTGGAGATATCCCTCAATGAGTTACTTCGGACTTAACCCGGTAAACCAGAATCAGCAGCTGGACCAGGCCGCATCAAACCCAGTAGGCAGCCCTAAAAACGATGTTGGGTTTTTCGATGGATCAGTCAGCGGTGCCGCATCAGGTCTTTATTCCGGCCTTGTTGCAAAGCCTGACCAGCTTTTGTGGGCTGGTGTTGATGCCGTTGTATCACCCATCGCTCAGTTTGTTAATGACAATACATCGTTTCGTGACACGTCACCTGAATACATCGCCCGACAGAGAGAGCTTGCTGCATCACAGGTTAAACGCCTGACGCCGGATGCCGCCACTACCGGCACCGCCGGACAGGTGCTGTATGGTCTTTTCGATATGGGATCGCAGGCAGTAGTAAGTACGCTGGCAGCCGGTCCTGCTGGCGCCGCTGCTGCTGTGACCAGCTTGCAGGGGTTCTCCGAGTTTGAGCGACTGCGCGGCGAAGGCGTAGATTACAGCACCGCCCAGGAAGTGGCGCTGGTACACGGCCTTACAGCTGGTGCCGGTACAGTCATACCGATGAGCATCGGCCTGCGTGCTGGTGGCGCACTGGCTGAAGGTGTCGGCGCTCAGTTATCACGATCGGCGCTTGGGAATGCTGCTGGTACCGTTGTGCGAGCTGCGCCTGATATCGCTTATGCGGCAGGCACGAACGTCGCCTTTGGTATGGCTATGCGCGGCAGCACCGCCTCCATTCTGCGCAATAATGGCTATGAGGATATGGCCTCGCAGTATGACGTTTTCGATAAGCAGGCGATGGCGATCGATGCAGTTCTCGGACTGGCATTCGGCGGTGTAGGCCGGTTCGTAAACTCGCGTGGGGAAAATGTTCGCCCGCCTGATTTTATGCCTGCCGACGTCGATGCAGCTCTGGCGGCCAATGCTGCTCATCATGCTGAGTTTGATATCGCTCCAGGGATTCCGGTTAATGTGCTGTCACGCGATGCGCATGCCCAGGCACTACGGCAGGCGATGCAGGATGTCAGTGCAGGCCGATCGGTTGATGTGGCGAGCATTGTTGAGCCGGCGGCATTCACCAGCATACCGGCACGGCGCAGCATTATATCGCAGGCACTGGATGAGATGCTTTCTCAGGCAGATGAGGGTGCAACATCCAGAGCTATTGAAATGCGGACGCTTGAGGATCAGGCTGCGCAAATTCTTCCGCGTGGCGACCGCAAGGTTTACCAGTCAGAAATAGCCAACAGCGAACGCATTATCACTAACCTCACTGAGCAGCGTAACCAGATACTGGCAGAGCAACCCGCGGGAAGCGGCAAAGCGCTGTCCCGTGCCCGAGCCGATAAGCAGGCAAGGCTGAGAGATGTCGATCAGCGGATCAGTGAAGCACAGGGGAGGCTGGAATTCTCTCGTAACGCACTGGCCCCGCATGAGCCCGGTGGTGAATTCTTCGAGGCAAGAGCAGAGATCGCCCGCAGGCAGCAAGCAGAGGTAGAGCTTGATGCTCAGGCTCTTTCATTTTTCCGCACGGCAGAAGTGCGCTCCGCCGATGAAGTCGCACCGCTGGAGCCTAACGCGGCTCTCCGGGACATAGAAACCACGCCATCGCCAAGAATGGCAGAGAATCAGCAGGACATTGATGTGATGGCTGCTGAAGAGTCACTGGCATTATCGCCAGATATGATGATCACCGTTCTTGATGATGACGGCAATCCACAGTCCAGAAGCGCGCGTGAGGTGCTTGATGATGCTGCACGTGAAAATGAGCAGGCAGTGCGGGACTCCAGACTTTTTGATGTCGCTGTTGCGTGTTTCTTAAGAGGATAAATTATGCGTCAGGAATGTATTAACGCCGTGCAGCAGGCCGCAAGCCGCCGACTCACGCAGCAGGAAATCAAGAATATTGAAGACCGTATTTACCGGAACATGCGGCAACTGGCCCGCAATGATCCGGCTTCGTGGCGGGCGATGACTGACGCCGAACGGCTGCGCCGAGCCGGGCAGTTAGCAGCGAACGAACTCACTAACGAAGCTGCGCTGAAGAAGCGCCGCGTGGCACTCACCATCGCAGCCAGGCAGCGGCTCGACGCCTTCATAAAGACCTACCAGGGGAAAGACGGCAAGCTTGAGGCGCTTAACCGGACCATCGCCTTTCACGCTGACGGGAAATCAAATTTCCTGTCGGTAGAATCACGCGGCAAAGCCACACGCGACTATGCACTAAGCCAGATTCAGGAAGCATTTGAAGCGGTAGACCCGAGATTCTTCCACCTGTTTGAGGACGAGGCCAGCGTGCGCGATCTGGTTTACGAGATGCGCGGGCAGGACACTGGCAACGTCAGGGCTAAGAAGGGCGCAAAAGCATGGGCTGGCGTTACTGAATTGCTTCGCCAGCGATTCAATGACGCTGGTGGTGATATAGGCTACCTGGAAAACTGGGGCATCCCTCAGCACCACTCGATGGAGAAAGTCGGCAGGGTTCCGCAGGATAAGTGGGTTAGCGACGTCATCGACAAACTGGATCGCAAGTACTACATCAAAGATGACGGCCAGCTGATGAGCGATGCTGAGTTGACAACCTTCCTGGGCGAGGCATACAACACCATCGCCACCGGCGGGCTGAACAAATTAAGCGATACCGGCATGCGCATTTCCGGCGCGCGCTCTAATCGCGGTAATGCATCCCGTCAGATCCACTTCAAAGACGCAGACTCCTACCTTGAGTATCAGCGAGAATATGGCGATCGCTCTCTGTGGGAAGTAATGGTCGGGCACCTTGAAGGTATCAGCAAAGATATCGCGCTGGTTGAAACATACGGCCCGAACCCCGATCACGTTTTCCGCTCTATCCTGGACGAGGTTACGGCTGAACAGGCCACTGCCAACCCTGAGCGCACTGGCAGGATTAAGCGCTTGGCCAACAGTACCGAGAACCTTTACAACTTTATCGCCGGGAAGACGCAGCCGATCGCTAATCCGCACATCGCACGATGGTCGGACAACATCCGAAACTGGATGGTGGCGAGCCGACTTGGTTCCGCGCTGCTGGCTTCATTCTCTGACCTGGGCACGATGTATATGTCGGCGAAGGTAGCGAACATCCCGATGAACCGACTATTTATGAACCAGCTTGAGGCCATGAACCCGGCGAACCGCATGGAGCTTGCCCGCGCCCGTCGCGCTGGGCTGGCTATGGAATCGTTGCTCGGCAGCGTTAACCGCTGGGCGATGGACAATATGGGACCGTCGGTTTCCCGCTGGGCGGCAACGGCGGTGATGCGCGCTAGCGGCCTGACAGCATGGACGGATGCGCACAAACGTGCCTACGGCGTGACGATGATGGGAAGCCTTGGGGAAGTGGTCAGCAGGGCCCCTGATCTGCGGAGCCTTGACGACAGCGATTTTCGCATACTGAAAAGCAAAGGAATCACCGAGCAGGACTTCAGTGTATGGAAGCTGGCGCAACAGGAGGACTGGGGTAACGGCAATACGACCATGCTCACTCCGGAAAGCATTATGCGGATCCCTGATGCTGCTGTAATGCACTTAGGGCTCCCGGAACGAGTAAGGTTTGAGGCCATGCGCCGGCTGCTGGCCGCAGTATCTGAAGAAGTCGACATGGCGGTGATTACGCCTGGCGCGCGTGAGCAGCTTTTTACTGGTGGTGGCCTGCAGCGCGGAACATGGAAAGGCGAGTTAACCCGCTCGGTTTTCCTATTCAAATCGTTTCCGATCTCTGTTGTGCTGCGGCACTGGACGCGTGCAATGGGCATGCCTTCCGCTGGCGGCCGGGCCGCTTATATCGCCGCATTCCTCGCCAGCACCACGATGCTCGGCGCGCTGTCTCAGCAGCTAAACGACATGGCATCCGGGAGGAATCCCCGAGAGATGGTCGGGAAGGATGCTGGTAAATTCTGGCTCGGCGCGCTGCTGAAAGGTGGTGGTCTTGGCCTCTATGGTGACTTCCTGCTTTCTGACCATACGCGCTACGGTGGTGGCGCGCTGGCGTCAATGCTGGGGCCTGTGGCTGGTCTGGTTGATGACGTGGTTAAGCTGGCGCAGGGCATCCCGCTTAATGCCGTTGAAGGAAAGCCGGAACAGACAGGTGGTGATCTGGTTAAACTCGGCAAGGGCCTTATCCCCGGTGCCAATCTTTGGTATGCAAAAGCTGCGCTTGACCATATGATATTTAACCAGCTTCAGGAATACTTTTCTCCTGGATATCTGCGCAAGGTAGAGCAGAGATCCAAGAAACAGTTCAACCAGACATACTGGTGGCGACCGCAGGACGTAACGCCGGAATAAGGGGGATCCTTGTTTTTAATTATTTTGTCTGTGATAGTTTCTGGTTGGTTGTTATTTGCTGACCGATACAAATATTTCCTTAGTCCCCCAGCGCAGGCTATCTGCTGGTTTATTTTTGTTGTGCAGGGAATAATTCTTGTGGCGAGCCTTATTCAAGGTAAACCTCTAATTTTTTCTGAATAAATAGGTGACTACATGCAAGCTATTGGCTTTATCGTTTACATCGTGGTGGGGCTTTTCCAGTTAGCCGCAATCATGGCAGGACTTGAATCTTGGTGGGGCTTGCACTGGATAATAGCGGCACCGATTGCATTCATCGTCAGCTATATACCACTGGTTGGATCTATCGTGGGAATGGTTGGAGCCATGGACGTATGGCGCTGGGAGTGGTGGCAGGCTGGTCTACTTTTCTTTGGTGGTCTAATCTTTGCTATCGCCTGTGGGGGTATGTCTTCATTATTCGAATGGCTATCATTCAGAAAGAGAGCGTGACATGTCACTCCAACAAACAGGCCGCTTTCGCGGCCTTAATTATCACTGACCGCCGGGGCGGGAGTCAGCAGAACGGCCGCCACAGCGTGAGCCATCAGCTGCAGTATCATCAGGATGCTGGCAGTTACCAGCGAAAGCTTGTGTAGCTGAACCCATAGACAACAGAACAAACAGCACTGCTAATGCTTTTTTCATTTTCACTTACCATGTGTAGACCACTGAACCGTGGCTTTATGATTGTAGCGCTTGGCTGATATTTCATCCATCAAAAAGACCGTGGCCCGGGCTATTCTTCATCAGGTTTTTCGTTATTCTCTGGCTTCTTTTTGATGATTGGTTTTTGCCTGAGAACAAAAATACAAGCTACTGCAACTACTATGCCGATGACCGTTCCTGCCAACACTTCATGCCCGGTCAGGCCTAAGACGGTGGCACAACCGACGGTAAAGATTGTAGCGCCTAGACCGTAGTGCTGTCCTCTTTTATCCCTGTTGATGGCGCCATCAAGTGCTTTTTCCTCCATCTTATGCCTGTGAGCAAATTCTCTCTCCGTTAGTTGAAAGATACGCTCGGGGGCATCAGGTAAGATTTCCTGATACCCACGTAAAAGATATGGAGGAGGTAGCGGGCCTTGAAATGCGTGGTGAGCAACAACGATTTCTTGAATTTCAGGCCTGTCGAGCACACGCGAAAAAGCATCCGGATGTTCAATGATCTCTTTACTTAGATCTTCCTCGACTTCTTCAAATTCGGGGTTATCGCTTTGTTTGCCAGTAAAGTCTGGCGTATTTGTCGTATCTTGGGGAACTTGATTTTGGTGTTCCGGCAGCATCAAGACCTTCCTTATGTAGAGTTACGGCAAACATCTTTCCTTGAGGGGCATCAACTCTTTTCCCATCTTTTATGATGTACTTTTTATAAATGGTCGTTGCGGACCTACGTAAGTCATCACCGACCACCCGCATATCTTGTTCGAGGAACTTGCCGGTTGATGAGTCTCTTTTCACAAAACCGGAGTAGTCAGAGCGAGGAGCGATACCCAAAGGGCTCCCTGACTCTAAAGCCAGCTCTTTGCTATATCTTCTGCTCATACATACCTCTAACAAACGTTAATGCAAGCGGATACTCAACACATGGTTGAGTTACCAATACGGTAATCTTAAGCCACCCATGAAGTCCGTCAAGAATTATTTTAAATGTGCTTCCTGGCTATCAATCCCTATCTGAGTTGCTGCCGCAACTGCATTGCGCAGAAATCCAGGTGTGTTTGCAGCTCCCGCATCGACAACTGCGAACTTGTCACATAGTTAACCAGTGCCACCAGTTCCGCCGCCGCACCGCTGACATCGTGGCCGTCTCGCTCCATTTCCCTGAGCAACTCCATCAGCTGTGATTTTACAACCAGGGATCTGACCCCTTCCGGGGTGTGAATACGATCTGCAAAACCTTCGTCGACAGGATACTGGTACCGCTCTGGCATTAGGATTACTCCGATAAATACTGTATATATATACATATATCAAAAGGTAACAGGGTTTTCCAGAAGGTTTTTATTTACCTTAATGGTAATGTTTTTGCTCGTTTTGATCTGTTTTATTCATATATGGTTTGATGGGTAATAGAATGCTTCTATACACGCGCGCCAGCGCTGACCACTGGAGCAGACTATGACAGTTTCAACGCAGGTAAGCCGTAACGAGTACACCGGTAACGGCGCCACTACCCAATACGATTTCACGTTCCGCATCTTGGATAAAAGCCACGTGCTGGTGCAGACGCTGGATACCTCCGAAAACATCTTGACGCTGACGCTCGGCACCGATTACACGGTTACCGGCGTGAACCGCTACAACGGGGGTAAGGTGGTGCTGACATCGGCGCTGCCAGCTGGTTACAAAATCTCTATCGAGCGCAGCACTCCGGTTACGCAGGAAGCCAGCATCAGGAACCAGGGTGGCTTTTTCCCGGAGATCCATGAAGATGCTCTCGATAAACTAACCATGCTTGTTCAGCAGGCATACGGGTGGTGGTCTGGGCTATCTCTCAGGAAGCCGTCATGGCTCGCTAACTATTACGACGCACTCAACAATCGTATTCGTAACCTACGTGACCCATCTCAGGATCAGGATGCTGCAACAAAAAAATATACAGATACTCTAAACGCAGCTGCGATAGGCCATTCAGATGATTTGTTTAAAAGAACAATGAGAGTGCCTGAAAGCGCAATATCAATACTTCCTGCTAAGGATTTTCGAAAAAACAAA